TTGAGGAGGTAGTTCCGGTTGTACAACTTGGCGAGGTTCTCGATCTCGATGGCAACGCCCGCGGACTCCATGGGGGTCAGCGAGAGATACGGGTCCAACGGATGTGGACGTCGAATCCAAACCACCTGGTCCGGCTTCATGATGATCTTCGTCCCGTCCGGCATCAGTACCTCGTAGCCGGATACGAATGTCTTGGGGTGCGGGATGGGGGCCGTGGATTGTGGCGGCAGCAGGTTCAGTCCGAGGATTCGCCCGTCACGTCCCCGCAACTTTTCGATAAACGCACCCCTGGTCCCCATGAGGAGTTGGGAAGACAGGCGGTATCGAAAGATGAAGGAGTTCTCTCCGATGTTGGACTTGCTGTTCAGGATGTCGAGGATCGAATCCTTGGATCGCTTGCTCTTGACGATCTCCCCATCCGGGGAGTTGTTTTTTCGGAGAACGATGGGCAGGCGAGCCTGATTGCCGGCGATGGCATCAATGCACCTGGCGACCCAAGTGACCTTCTGTACGCCTTGGCGGTAAGCCTGCTCAATATCCCACTGATCACGATATGCCCGACCGGCGTAGTTTGGGTTTTGGGCGACGGGTGCCCCAGGACCAATGGCCGTTTTTACTTTGGTATTTCCAAGATCTTTGTTGTTCCAAGCCATATTTACTCAAGACCTAATAGGAAGCCGAGGAGACCACATGTTGCGCCAGCGACTATAAGCCCCAAAGAGGGGCGAATCATCCACGCACCTGTGCTAGTGCATATAATAAAGGATACCATCAGCAGATTTGCGGCGTTTGCCCGATTTAGCACCGAACGCAGCCGATCCAACAGCGACATGGACGCCACCCTATCGCACCCGCGCGTCTACAATGTATAAGGACTGGAGTTGTGCCTGTGATCGATTGGGACGAAATCCTAGAATTCCTTCAGCCGAAGGAATCTCCGTATTGTCCGGAAACTCCCTCGCTGACGCAGAAGGTTTTTTTGCGTACCTACGCCCTCGAAGCGCTGTTTGGCGGTGCGGCCGGGGGCGGCAAATCCTCTGCCCTGCTCATGTCGGCACTCCAGTATGTGGATGTACCCGGCTATAACGCCATTATTTTCCGTCGAACCTATGCCGACCTTGCGCTCCCCGGCGCCATCATGGATCGCTTTACGGCATGGATTTCGGAAGTCGACGACATCAGGTGGAACGGCTCGATTTACGTTGCAACATTCCCATCCGGAGCGAGGGTTTCGTTCGGTTATTTGAATAACTCGCAGGACTATCTCCGCTACAAGGGCGCCGAGTTCCAGTTCATCGGAATGGACGAAGTCACCGAAATCCGGGAACACGATTACCGTTATCTATTCTCCCGTTTGCGGCGACCGGCAACGGGTCCCGTTTCTAAAGTGCCGCTCAGGATGCGGGCAGCGTCTAACCCCGCGCCCAATTGGGTCAGGCAGCGCTTTATAGTCGAGGGGCACGACAACAGCCGTATTTTCGTTCCGTCCAAACTTGAAGACAATCCCGGCATCGACGCCGACTCATATCGCCGATCGCTACAGGCACTCGATCCGGTGGAGCGCAAGCGTCTCGAAGAGGGCGACTGGTGGTCCACGACCCTGGGGACGATGTTCAACCGCGAATCAATTGTAGTTATGGAAAACGATGAGGTGCCAACGCTGACCCCGATGGCCCGGGCAGTGCGCTTCTGGGACTTGGCGGCAACCGAGCCGAGCCAATCGAATCCGGATCCTGACTGGACCGTCGGCACCTTGATGTTGTTCGATCAAGGCATTGCCTATGTTCTGGACGTGAGGCGACACCGGGGTAAGGGTCAGGACATCGAACGGCTGATCGCCCAGACGGCTTACGAGGATGGCGCTTCCGTGCCGATCCGCATAGAGCAAGAGCCCGGCTCATCAGGGAAAGCGTTGATCGATCAATACGCCCGGTACATTCTGCCGGGGTTTGATCTCATGGGGATCAGGGCCACTGGCGACAAGGTGACGAGGGCTCGCCCGCTCGCGGCGGCCGTGGCCAATGGCAACGTGCGTCTGGTGAGGGGAGCATGGTTGACCGACTGGCTGGACGAGGTGTCCGCATTTCCTGAAGCCTGCGCCCACGATGACCAGGTCGACTCGGCCACGGGGGCCTTCTCTTACGTCACGGGCATAGGCTTGCCTCATCGCAAACGGGCCGCTATTGTAGTTTGAAATCCCCTCCCCACCTAATGCCCGGAGGCTTCATGACCCCCGATGACGTTCGTGCACTTCGCAACCACCTTGCGGACATCGACGCCAAGATCAAAGCGTTCACCGACATCGATCGAGAGGTCGATGAGATGGCAGAACTGCTGCTTGAGATGAACCTCGCCAAGCGAGACATGGCTACCGTCTACGACACGCTGGCCAGCCGGCTCGGCGAGTACATGGACAGCAACCAGATCGTCGCCCTGAGGGATGGGGCACAGATCGAACGCAAGATGGCATCCAACCGATCCGGTTGGCGTCACAAGGACCTTGCTGCCGACGTGGCTGACCGCATTTCCCAGTCGTCAATCGACATGGAAACTGGCGAAATGGTGTTGACGCCGAGGGAAATGATGGTGCAATTTCTCGACTATCTCCAGCCGTCATACTGGCGGGTTGGCGAATTAAATAAGATCGGACTGAACCCAGATAACTATTGCAATTCGTCCGAGCCAAAAATAAGCGTAATCGTTAGAAGGGGTGACGCAATATGAACCAACTCGAGCGGCTTTCCGAGCCATTTCCTGCGGAGGTCGAACGGACGCTCCGCAAGGGCGGGACAACATTGACCTACATTCCGGTCAGCGAGGTCATCGCCCGCCTCAACAACGTGCTGGGGGTTAACGGCTGGTCTTACTCCGTCAAGGACTGCGGGCGCGATTCGGACTCCAAGGACTGGATCATCGCCCTCGTCACTCTCTCGGCCACAATCGATGGGCAGACAGTTCACAAGGACGGTTGCGGTGGCCAGGAAGTCAAGTACATGAAGGGCGGCGAAAAGCCGGTCGATCTCGGGAACGAGTTCAAAGGGGCGGTCAGCGACGCCCTGAAAAAGGCTGCCCAGTCGATCGGGGTGGGGCTCTACCTCGCTCGCTCCGAAGAAGCCCTACTTCACGAACAGCAGGAGCCTCAAACGGACGCTGACATTCAAGTCGCGACGCTGTGGGGCAACTTCAAAGGCTTTACCAACAAGTTCAGCCCAGAGCAGAAGGGCGTACTGGGGGAGTTCTGGAATGAGTACGGGGGCGGCCGAGAAAAGCCCACTGAAGCCTCTGCCAGCGTCGAGGACCTAACGGCGCTGCTTGAAAAGTGCGTGCAGATCGACCTTGGTGCTGAAGTTGTCGAAGCCTAAGACCTGGGCCAAAGACTCCTACTGGAAGTGCCCTTCGTGCGTGCGCCACTTTATGGGCGGTGTAGCGGTGAGGCGATACGAGGGGTTCTGCAATATCTGCGACACCCCGATTGACCACGTTAAGGATCGCTCCAAATAATGGGCAGCATCCAGCAAACTCATTTCGACACATTTACCCGTAAGGAACTTCTGCGCCTCAGGGAAGAGGAAGCCGAGAGAATGAAGAAGAAAGATAAGTCAAAGAAATAGGGGCAAGTACATATGGATACTTTAGATACGGCAGAAATGCGTCAGCGGTTTCAGGATCGGGCGGAAGCAGTTAGGCAACGCACCATGCCTCCGGTTGCGGGGGCTGAACGCCTGGCATTTGTCAAGCAGGCCGAACTGGACTACCAGGATTACGCCATGATCGCTGACTCTACGATCAGTTTGGACGGCGGGGTTTTAACGATTGACCTACGAATGGAGATCTGTGACGCCGCCATCCGTGGCGAGGGACATCTGGAACGAGAAACCAAAGTAGCCATGGAGAACATCGCAACTGCAGAGCCGGCTGGCTTCAGCCTGACCCACGGGTACTTGGTATGACAGCCATACCGCCCCCGCACCTGTCGCCCTCGTCAATGGGGACCTTCCGTCAGTGTCCGCTCAAGTTCAAGTACAACAAGATTGACAAGATCCCCGACCCCTCCGGCAAGGAGGCGTTGATGGGGAACTTCGTTCACGACGTTCTTGAAGAGTTGTACAAGGTGGAACCCACAGATCGCACGCAGGCTCGGGCCAAGACTCTGGCTAGAGAGATGTGGAGCAGCGGTAACTGGGAAAAAAGGGTGAAACCGCTCGTTCCAGATGCAGGGGAATACCGACTGTTCCGTTGGAAGGCCTGGTGGTGCATCGAGAATTTGTGGAAAATTGAAGACCCGGAAGGGATTGAGCCTGACGGGATTGAGTTTGAACTCAACGGTGAAGTATCGGGTATAGCCATCAAGGGGTTCATCGATCGGTTCACGCTGGATGAAGATGGCGGGGTTGTCATTTCCGACTACAAGACCGGCAAGACGCCACGCGCCGAATATGTGGACCAGCGATTCTTGCAACTTCGTATCTACGGCACGCTTATTGACATATTGGGGATAGGGCAAACCACCAATCTGGAACTGTTGTATTTGAAAGACGGGATCAAGCATGAGGTTCCGTTTGGTCCTGCGGACATAGCAGAAACAACTCAATACATTGAAGACGTCAAGCGTGATTTAGACCATGCCTGTGAAACTGATGATTTTCCCGCACAGAAGTCTGTTTTGTGTGGTTGGTGTAGTTACAAGGGGATTTGTCCAGAGTGGACTTAAAGGGGAACCGGATGGGTAGCATACCTGATGAGTTTTTTGCCAGGATGGTCGCTGACGATGTGAAGAATCGTGCCTCCATACAGCAACGCAGCACCCTTCTGGAACCAGATAATTGGGATCGCTGGAAGCGGGCTCTGTTGGCCCTCGTCCAAAACCTTGAAGAGCAGATCGAAAGTATCGTGTTAGACGCTGAGGCTGATTCAGTTCGATACGGAGCAATGGGACGACAGGGCAAGCGGCTGGCCGATGAGGCCGAGCGCGCCTACGGTAGTAAGAAGACTCGAGTTGAGCGATTTAAGTTTCATGTCGACCGTCGGTTGGACCAAGTCGCGTCCATGGTCGACTCCGGTGAGCCTATAGACGAGAATCCGTGGGAGACGGTGGACTTCTACCGTCGGGCAATCAGCACCCACAGGAACATGCTTCATGATTTCGACTTGGAGGACACCGCTGTCGACCGAGCGCTGTGGGCAACCCTCGACAACAAATGGGAGTTCGACAGGGTCGATTCTCTGTCCCTTTGATGAGAGTAGGCTTCAGCCATGCGCAGGCGAAGCAAGAAGAAGCAGCGGGAATACGTCGAGCGACGCAAGTTGGTTCGGCGGATGCTGGAAGAGCGCCCCTATTGCGAAGCCTGTCCGATATGGGCATCACATGATGGCAAAAGGTCCTACGTCAGAAGCGGAAGCGTCGACATCCACGAGTTGAAGCGGCGTTCCCAGGGTGGATCGATTCTCGACGAAAGCAACTGCATGGCAGTTTGTCGTCGATGCCATGACCGTATTGGTCGGGAGCCGCAACTGTCTGTGGACCTAGGTCTAGCCAAGAAGAGTTGGATGCAATGAACCTGCTCGGCTTGGACCCCTCACTCACCTCAACGGGAGTCAGCGTTGACGACGACTCGGGCGTTGCCTTCCACTCGTATGAAGAAGACGTGAGTCGACTAATAGACATTCGCAACTATGTGCTGGGCGCGTGCCGCGCACACCATATCCAGTGCGTCGTTATGGAGGGTTATTCTTATGGTTCGCGCACCCGAGCGCACGCCCTAGGGGAACTTGGCGGCGTGCTGAAGGTGGCGTTCGACGAGGCATGGATCCCCTATGTGATCGTACCTCCCACCTCACGGGCCAAGTTTGCTACTGGCCGTGGGAATGCCGGCAAGGCCGAAGTCATTTCTGCGGTGTCGTCCAGAACCCAGAGATCTTGGTCGGGTAAGGGTGTTGAGGATCGCATTGATGCTTGGGTGCTTCGTGAAATGGGTCTCCAATGGCTGGACCAGAGTCAATACAAGTGGCCCGCAGAGAACCTCAAGGCTCTTAACAGTATCGACTGGGAGCCATTGTTAGTAATGACGGGAGTAAAGAGTGGTGAACCGATCACAGCCGATTAGTCAGGTCGACATTGAGAATCAACTCATGTACCTGATCGAATCGTTAGAGAGCGAAACCGAAGCCTTCGAGCAGTTAGCGGAAGATGCTGCAAAGAAAGAGTCACGCTATAAGGGCAGTTGGGCCAAGGAGTACCTGTCTGCCAAGGGGTCGATCAAGGAGCGAGAGTCGTGGGCCGACTACAAGTTGGCAGACACGCAGTTTGATTTTAAATGCGCCGAGGCTCTCGTCAAGGCGAAGCGTGAAAAGTTGCTATCGTTACGAACCTCGATCGACGCCATGCGAACACTCAACGCCAACGTCAGATTTCAAGTAGGTCCGTAATGGAACACAATGTCAACGAATCACTGAGCGCCCTGCTGACGCCGCTTGACGCGCTGATCTCTTTGGAACACAATCCACGAGTTGGCAACGTCCCGGCGATCATGGCTTCTTATGAGGAGTTCGGTCAGGTTAAACCAATTGTGGTGAGGCCAAACGAAGACGGCACGTCAACCGTAGTTGCCGGAAATCACCAGGTTGAAGCGGTCAGGCGTCTCGGATGGACGCACATCGCTGCTGTGCCAATCGATGCAGACGACAAGCGAGCGGTTGCATTCGCCCTCGCAGACAACCGAACGATGGAGTTGGGGTATACGGATTCATCTGAAGCATCACAGATGATCCTTGAAATTGTCGACGACTACGCCGACTTGATGGACAGTCTCCAGTGGGATGATTTTGAGATTGCCTACTACGAGGAACAGATCGCCTCTCCAGTCGAAGTGGACGAGGGGGGATTCATTCGTCCGATGTTGACCGAACTAGCCGGAAAGGCTGCTGAAACCATCGCTGGGATGGTGAGGGAAGACGAAGACGGAACGCGCAGGATCGTTGCTGATGACTCGGTTGACCACGAAGATGTTGCCATTCAGGGAAGCACGACAGTTGTGCCGGGGGCTGCGCCGCGTGCCGTGGTCCAGTACACGATTGTCTTTGACGACCCAGATCAACAGAAACGTTGGTACGAGTTTATACGCTGGCTCCGTGGCAACGCTGGTTACGAGGGAAGCACGACTGGTGAGAAACTGGTGTCCTATATAGATGTCAACTCAGAGGCATGAGTCGCCAGAGAATGTTCCTCGACATTTCGTGTGTCGAGGCGGCTCGCCAAAGAATCCGTCATGTTTATGACACTTTCGACACGGTCTGCGTTCAGTTCTCTGGAGGCAAGGACAGCACTGCTGTTCTGTATCTAGCGAAAGAACTCCACGAGGAACGTGGACTGGGACCAGTCAAGGTCATCTTCCGAGACGAAGAGATGGTTAGTCCCCTCGTCTTGGATTACGTCAACAGGGTCAGAAACTTTGATTGGGTTGACATGGAGTGGTATTGCCTCCCCAGTGGTGCTGAGATTTGGGTTCTAGGTAGGCGGCAGACGGTAATCCTGTGGGGTGAGAAGCGGCTCCAAGAGGAAAGACTGGTCCGGGAAATCCCAGAATGGGCGATAACTGGTTACCACTTCGGGCTTGACCATGCCGAAACCTTACCTAAGTCCATTGACTATTACACC